TTTGTATGCCGTCGTACTGTCGGGTAAATTTTTAACCTGTTTATTAAACTCCTGAATAAGCTGCATGAACTCATACGTACCATACTTACCCGTTTGCGCCATTGTGTAGGTAGTTAATGATTAGTTGCGTGGCGCTTTCGATTTCCTCGACGCTGTGGCGGTATAAATACAAGTCCTTAAAATTGCCCGTCTTTTTAACCTTTGGCGGTACGCCTATGTAATAAAATTGCCGCGGGTCGAAACCCATAAGGAGCGAATACCAAACCGCCTGAACGTGGTTACAATGCTTCAGCATATCGGAGGCGAAAGCCTTAATATTTTTCGCGCTCGTTGTTTTAACGTCGGCAATCATTCCGCGCTCGAGCCAGCATAAATCCATCATTCCTTTACCTTCAACCGTTATACCGCCTAACGTTACGTTATTCATGGTAATATATTCGTGTTCTGATTTGTCGAATAGTTCGCCTAACATCGCGACTTCGTGAATCGCATTATAAACGTTTTGGGTAGTCGTTGGCATATCCTCAAACGGTTGCTCAAGTAAATCGAAATGGAACGCCGCGCCTTCGGTTAGCGCCTTTTGTGCGTAGCTAATATCGCCCGTGTAAAAGCGTTTGATACGGCTTGCGCTAATTGCTGGATGCTTAATGTATTCGTCGCGTGTCATTGGTTACCTCCTTTAAGTTGTTTTTGCATCCATTTAGCACCTCTGAAATAAGCGTCTATCTCTGAATCGCATCCGCTACCATACCATTCTTCCATTGCTAATATAGCTTGTTGGAATAGTTCTTCATCTGATATTTCTTTAGGTACACAGTGAAATCTCATTGGTTGTTTATTCATATCCTTAACCATCTCTATTGCTTGGTCTTCTGATATTTCTACCATTTTGTTGGCATCAACAATATGGTCTATCATTTCGTTGGTGTCAACAAAATGATTACTTCCATAAGTTTCATTGAAGAAATCATTAATTGTGTTTTTTAACCTATCGTTTGAGCCATTTGCATAGGCATCAATTATCTGCTCCTTTTCCATTGCTTTAGCTTGGTCAAATGCCTCTGTAATTACTTCACCAAAATTAATAGTCGGTATATCCTCTTCGTGATATTGCATAAATAGTTTTAGCATCCTATCGTAAAAATAATCTGTCGCGGTCTGTTTCATGATTTAAAAGGTTGTATTTGTTCAAGTGAAATAAAGATTTGCAGCTCGAATCCTTGCTTTGCAAATAAAAGAAATTTGCCGTTTTCAAGTATGTACTCACGCGGTATATCCCAGCGCCCGTAATCGTCAACTATTCGCACCGTATCGAAGCGGGTAGCGTCTGCGATTAACTTATGGTTTAATCCGTAGGCGTTGCCCTTTTGAAGCAAATGTTTTGCCCGGTTGCGCGTTACGGTTAGCGTGCGCGTTGGCATATCTATTTCGCCGATTTTACGCTCTTTAGTTGTTCCGTTTAAGCGAATCGATAGCCGCAGGGTGTTACCCCCACGGCGTACGATTATACCATTACCGAAGCTATCTTGAACTAAGGCGGTGTTGTTATCTATTCTCATCGGATTACTTGCGTTTTATGTTCGTAAAGCTCAACCCCTGCAATACTATCTAAACCCATTTCCTTCATCGCTTTGGGTAGCCCCTGTATTAAATCCTCGGGCGTTAGGTTATTATGCGCGAATTGAACCGCTAAAACTTTTAACCAGTCAACTTCGCCAACTATGCGCGCCTTTAATGTGGTACGAATGTTTTTCGTTTGGTTATTTTCTACCGTGGTGGCGTATAGCTTATCGGTAAAGGCTGCCATTACATCGCCTAACGATTCGGCTTGCTTGAGGCTTTCAGCGGCTTCGGCTCTTAACTTAGCTTCGGCGGCTTCCTGTTCGGCTTCGAGGCGTTCGTGGTATTCTACCATGCGTTTTTTAGCATCTTCGATAAATTCGATTAACGGCGCGGTGGCATCCTTTTCCAGTTTAATAAGTTCCTTTTTGAAATGCTCGAGCGGTGTGGTAACTTCTTTACGTGCGGCTTCGATTGCCTTAACCGCATCGTTAACGTCCTTAACAGCGGCGTTCATGGCTGTATATTCGCTAACGTTAACAACGCTGTTAGCTTCGCCGCCTACTGAGTTGCGTTTAATTATCGCCTGAGCGTTTAATACTTGAGGCGAATTTATCGCTAAGTATATTTTTTCGATTGGTATTTGTACCTTTGCAAGTGTGTTCATGTTGTCTGTTTTATTGATGTGTGAGGGGCGGCATTTTACCGCCCCTTAATTATTTAATCCCACGGCAAGTCGTTAGCCGCTTTTTGTCGGAATATATCGTCGATGTCAGGTAACTGCTCAAAGTTTGCGGGCGGTTGTGTTTTAGGGGTGAAATCGTTTTTAAAGTTCTCCGCCGTCATTTTAATATATTCGTCCGATTCTTTAATCTTATCCTGTACGAACTCGGGCAACTTTGCGAACGTTTCTTGGCTATGTTCGGTAGACGAATAAACGAAAGCCTCGTTAATCGGTTCGGGGCAAGTTAAGCCCTTTGGCATAGGCGTAATGCTCATAATGTTTGCATAGGTATTATCGCCCTTCGTTACGTGCGTTACGTTTACCATGCACGTTTTACCGAGTAGGGTGAATATGTCGAACTTAGCCGCTTCGCCGTCGGTCATTTTTTTGCCTATCCACGCTGAAACATCGCGGCGTAATAAAGCCTTTTCGTTCATTGAAAGCGTGTAGATACTGCGAACGTAGTACGGCTGTTCACCTTTGTCATCGTTAAATACCGCTTTCTCGGTTGGCAGCTCAAATAAGAATTGAACTTTTCGCTTTTTGCCGGGAAAGTTACCGCCCTGCTCGGACGTGCCGAGGTCGATAATTTGATAGCAGCGCGCGGGGTATAAACCTTCGGGCGCGATTTGTCGTGCGGAGTTTCCTCCAGTTGGTGCTGTTAAAGCCATTTTAAAAAGTATTAAGGGTTAAAAAATTAAAGGTTCTCGGATTGAATCGCGTGAACGAGGTTGCGGTTAATACCGTCGATAACCTCAATGAATAGTTCGGTAAATGCGTTGCGCTCAAGCGGCTCAAATAGGCGGTGTTCGACTGGCACGCCTTCAACCTGTTCGCGGTGAAATTTACGCGCTAAGTTAGCAGCGCCCGAATCGCAGCGCGTGTAAATTCCTTTCATGCAGCCGTCATTAACAAGCATCGTCATGATGCCGCTAAGATGGTCGTACAAATAAAACTCTGTGTTCTCGTAGTTGCGGAAAATTGTAACTGTGTCCATGTGTATAAGGGTTTAAAGGTTTAAAAAGAAAGGGCGGTTATTAGCCGCCCGTGGTGGTTAGGAATTTATTTTAATGTACGTTACCGATAGGTTAGTTGGCGTGCGGTAAACTGAGCAATCAATACCCTCTAAAGTAAGTTTAATTTGGCGGGCGTTGGCTTGTTTTAGGTTTGTGTAACCTACGGCGTTTATACCAAACTTATCAGCTTTAGCTAATACTGTTACACCGTTGCGAAGTTTTGTAGTTGTGATTGAAGTTGTCATTGTGTGAATGTTTAATTGTTTAACACTGCAAACATACAACAGTTTTTTAATTGTGCAATACGAAAACAAAAATAAATGCAAATTATTTTATAAAACGCTGAAAATTAACGCGCCTAATTTTGCGCCCTACCCAAACCGAAACCGATAAGCGCCCCGAATCCGACCTTTGCCGCCGTTGTTTCGTACCATTTTTTTCGCGGGGCTTCGATTACATAGCTTCGTAAACCTTCAGCTACCATATTCGGGTTATCAATTGCCACCTGTACCACGCTTTCGCGCTTACGAAACGGGAAAGCGCCGCGTAAAGTGTCGCCTATGCCTACCGAAATAGTCGCGGGTATGCTTAAACTATCGATTTGAAGGTATCCGAGGCGGTTAATTTTGCCCGTAATCGCAAACCAGCGCTCGAACTTTTCAAAATTACGCGGCAAAACAAGCGCTGGCACGCTGTCGCGTATGTAAATCGGGTCGCCTAATTGTATTTTAGTCTTATAAACGGTGCGCGTAACGACCTCAACCGCCGCCTTCGGCTTATCGATGCGCAGTTTTTCGGTTAAATTTTTGAGTTCTGCGATTTGTTGCCCTTGCGTGTATATCGTTAAGGAATCGTTTACGTGCGTTTTAACGAACTTTTGCTCTGTTAGTGTGGTTTGCGCTTGTTGATGGCATGAACGCACAAAAAACAGGCTTAAAATCGCTAAAAATAGCAAGCGTTCAAGCCAAACGTAACTGAGCGATGTACTTTTCGATTCTTTCACGGCATTTAACGTTTTCGGTTAGTATTGCTTTGGCTACGTTTGGCGGCATTTCGCGTTCGGTTAGATAAATCCGAAGCACTTTTATAAGTCGTTTATCGATTTGCCTGTCGGTCATATTTGGCGCGTTGCTTTCTTAACTAAAACCCTTACGGCTTCGTCCAAATTTACGACCGATTGTTCTAACATCTGCAAAAGTTCGCCGCGTTCGGTTTCGGATAACGATTTATTTGAGCCTATCAACTTAACCAACCCACTAACCGACGTTAACGGCTGCCTTAGTTCGTGCGAAAGCATAAATCGAAATTCCTCAAGTAAAACCCGTTGGCGTTCGTGTTCGTGTGCGCTTATGCTCGTTACATCGACTAACTGAAAACCGATAAAATGCACCGCGCCCATGATGCTGTATATATTCCAAACATTAAAGCGTTCAGATAGGTTCTTTTGTTTTGTGCGGGCGTAAACTCTCGAGGGTTCGGGTTGTTTATCCTTTGCCCTTTTTACGGCTTCTATTAGCGTGTCTTTATCCTCGGTGTTGCTAACTATATCGACGATGTTTTTCGGCTTAATATGGCTCGCGTAATGCTTAAAAAGTTCGTTAGTGCTTACGATTGTACCGTCGGTTTCGGTAACAACGTAAAACAAGTCTAAAGAGTTTTCGAGTATGTATACCGTAGACACATTGCAAATTTAAGCAATAGTGTTAAATTATACTAAATGTTTAAACGTTTCGCAAATCGTTTATAAGCGACCGCCACGCCGCGCCGCAACCCATTAAATACTTAGCCGACATCCAAAGCGTAAAACTAAACACAATGCCGTTAAATAGTATGTCGTAATTCATAGGCGTTTCCAATTCTTGCGGTTTTCTTACGGGTTGACTTTTGGCGGTGTAGTACGTAGGGGCTGCCAACAAAGATACATCGCACGGTTGAATAGTGTCAAACGCGGTTAATACTATTTCGGGCTTTGCTTTCGGTTGTGCCATAACGTACTCGTAGCTTTCGCGGTTTGCTTGCGCAAAACTCGTATCCGCGTTCGCGGCTTCCCAGCTCATTGTATCAATATTGAGCTTGTTATGGCGTGCAATCTTTATTGTATCCCTACGAACCTGTTGCATCGTTTTTAGCTTTTGGTATGTAGCCCGCTGCGATTAAAGCGGTAATTATTGCTGCGAGTGTTTCGGTTGTTATCACTTTAAAAATGAGTAAAAAGATTGAAGCTAATATCATAACCGAGCCAACCGTCGAACGCCAATGCTTTACAATAACGTCAATTATTCGCCTCGGTTTAGTAGCCCTTTTTCTCATAAACTAATTTACGTTATTAGTCCGGCTACGTTTAAGCGTTTAAGGCTTAAAAGTTACAAAGTGAGAAGTACAGATTCGCCTCTTCGCGCCTGCGGTTTGTTAAGCCGTTAAGAACTTTGCCGCCTGCCTTGTTCCACTTCAGGAACTCATCCAAGATTGACGGGTCAGCGGCGTTAACCTTTGCTTTTTTTAGCAACGTAGATTTAACCAAAGCCCCCGTGCCTACATTGTAGCTAAATGCTACTAACGCATCGAACTGGCATTGATTAAGGATAGGCAAATGCTTATTCACAGCATCCTCATAGGGCGAAAGTGTAGCGAGTAGCAATTGCGTTGCTTCCTTTTCGTTGTTTAGCTTTTCGCCTAATAGCACCTTCTTGCCGTTCGGATGGCGAGTGCTGCCGTAGCCAATTGTCGGAACACCAGCAGGGCAAAGGTATGAACTAAGCCGCAAGCCCTCGTACTTCTTAATCAGATTGAGACCGAGAAGCGAGGTGGAGCGCATTTAAATAATAACGTATTGAACGGTAATAGTAAAGTATGCCAATACAGTCGTAGTATTGGTAACTAAAGTGATATAAATATCACCAGCATCTCCTAAAGTACCGTCATCGCTGCGTACTTCAAATGTACCAACCTCAGCATTCCCAGTGCATACACCATACGCTTGTTTGTTATTAGTAAAAGCAGAGGCAATTGGAATAGATAAATTGAAAGTAATATTTGTAGAAGCTACATCCATTGTTATATCAATAGGAATTGTGAAGGTTACTACATTGCCTACTCGGCTATAAATACCCTCATATTGAGTCGAATCAACTGTGCCGCCTGTTTCATTCGCTACTGTTGCTAAATATGTACCACTATCCAACTGTGGCAAGCCGTCATAGATATTCTGCACTTGGATTTGCTTGGACTGGTTTGCAGTTGTGTCCACGATATACATTATATCGTTAGCATCTGCCGTGCCTAACGTGGTCAAATCGGTTACTTTAACGCCTGCCATAGTTGTAAAATTTGCCCACTAATTTACAAATTATTCAGATACGAAATCGCATCATCTGAAGTCTTAAATACTTGCGTATTTATTTTATGCTCGGTAACATATACCAAATACACGCCATGCTCGGTCGATACATGAAAGGAATATTCGTCTACCATTTCCCATCGCGGCTCGGTTAGCGTAAGCCACGGCGTAGGAGTGGATGTAAATTCAATATTTGTGGATGTTATGTTTATGTTGCTCATAGTCGTTCTATTAAATACATCGAACCAAAATTATTATCAGTAGCACCGCTGTTCTGAAGTGCGAATACTAAATATTGGTCAGTAGTCCAATCAACCGCGCAGGTCGTTACTCCATTAAAAAGCCCTAAATCAGCAGCAGTACCAACTGTTGTGGCTGAAAATACTTCTGTATTGTTATTAGAAGTTTTTATTACTAAATTCCTTTGTGTTTGGTTGACTAAAAATGATGCGTTACTGGCATTCAAATAAGTCATGAGCAATATTGGCGTACCGCTTAAATTAGCAGTTGTATTGGCGTATATCCTTAGAGTTTGATTCCCGTTTGTACCAGTTTTACGAGTTCTGTATGCAATCCTAATGACATCGCCAGCCGCAAAGGTATTAGCAGGGATTAGCTGCGTGTATTTAACTGTATTAGTAGTATTTGCGTGCCCTGCTGTATCGGTCGTGCTTTTGTAAATTATAGGCAATGTCGGGAAAGTCGCAAGGCTGCCATCGCCTCGAACATACTGCGAGGTCGTACCGCCTAACACATTGCCCAAACTTCGATTCTTCCAAAGGTTATTGACCCCCGTAGTATAAACCAAAAAGTCATTATTAACGGGCGTAACGGTTGTGATATCCACATCGCTCAGTTCGTCAAGCTGGAAGCCGTTTTGCACAAGCACGTAAATTTGCCCGTTACCTCCATTCGCACGCTCAACAATTCCGATTCGTGTTAAGTGATTTGGGGCTAATGGTAGTACGTTTGTTTTTGCGCCGGGGCTATTGCCTACATAGAGCGTATCGCCTGCCGTAAACATGCCCGTATTGATGCCATCGATTACGCCCTGAGTTATGATATACCCTTTCTGATTTGGTGCAATCGAACTGCTAAACACAAGCCCAACCGTTTTTGAGCTTGTCGCCTCTGTGGTATTATCTGCGAGCTTGACTGTCATGCGGTCGCCAGTTGCGCCAAAGGCGTACACGGGCTGCCCTCTGTTAATCGTTACGCTGTCCGCATTTGTGATGTATGCAAACATTTGATTCGGAGCAACGCCTAAAATTTGGAAGTTCGTGCCGTCATATATTGCAATGAATTGCTGGTTCGCTGCAATGTCGCCTCCGATAATCGGCACGGTGTTATTCTTTGCGATGTTAACCGCACCAAGCCCGTTTATGTTTATCGTGGATGCACCCGTGTTCGCGTTGGTGAATCCTATCGCGTATGCATCGTTGGTATTGTAGGCAGTTACTCCTGCAATGCTCACCGAATAGGTATCTGTTCCCGATGCCTGACCGCCTTGCATACCGCCCGTTGCGGTGCTATCTATTGTGAAGCTCGGATACGTACCGCTTACGGTTATATCCGTGCCGCCTGTGATGCTTACTATTTGGTCGGGTGCGGTATTCGTTACGATGTTACCCGTTAGGTCGATACCAGTACCCGCTGTTAACGCGTCTTGCTTACCGTCGAATGTATTAAAGTCGGTTGCGCTTAAATAGCCGTCGGTACTTGCGCTCGCTTGCGTAATACTTATATCGGGAGTTGCGCCACCGCTTGAACTTAGCGGCGCGGTTGCGGTTACGTCCTCAACAATTGTAGCAGGCAGAACGGGTATTGTTGGCTTGTTTAATATTTGGTTATTGCCGCTCGTTGCGTTCCAGTTTGAAGGTTGTTCAACAAGCGGAAAGCCTGCTCCGAGGTTTACCCAATACGTCGCATTTGTTGGTAGTATAGAATCGTTATTAGCGATACATCGATAGACGTTACCATTATACCAAACCACGTTACCAATTAAATACTGATTGCCCGTAGAGCTTAAATGGTCATTTGTGAAAGGTAGCGCTAACAACGTACCGCCACCGCCCCCACCGCCTACGGCGATTAACGGGTCGCTCGGTGTACCGTTTCCAATAATCGTAACCCCGTCAACCGCAACCTCTGTTAAACACGGGGTGCATGGTAAAAAGTCGGGCGGTAATGGTATGTCGCCCGTGTTGCAAATATCGTAACACGTATCCTCTGAGCCGCTAACAATCTCAACTTCTAATTCAATTACAACGGTGGCGAACTCGAAATTAGGCGGTAATGTTTTATCGCCCACCGTGTAGCCGTTCGGGATTACTTCATAGCTTACTACATCGATTACGTCTTTAAACCCATAATCGCGCCCGCTTACTAACTTATAAACCCGCGAAGCTACCCAGTCGCCCGCATCTTCGCCGTCGCAGGGTAAATGCGATTTGCGAACTATTGCATAAGCCGAAAGGTTAAATTTCGTCGAATACATTTGCTTGCATCCGCTAACCCGTAGGCTATCGATTTTCGATATGTTTACCTTACCGCGCTTCGCCCAAAATAAAGTACCTTGTTTTGAATCGTAATCGGTAACGGGTATCGCTTGCCCATCGCCTATGTAGTAAATCCATCCCTTATCGCCTGTAAGCTCGCATAAACCATATATGCGGTCGAATATATTACTAACCTCTACACGTTGGTTTAAGCGGTCGATAATGCTTTTTAAAATCATGCTCCCAATTGTTTATTTATTTGGTCGATTATTAGTTCAGTATGGTATGCGATAAATTCGGCTTCCTCTTCTTCGGTCGGTATAAAGATTACCCCGTATCCGCCAAAGGATTCATAAACGGGGTTAACCGCTTTACCGAATTGTAAGCCTTGCGCCTTTAAATATTCGCGGTCGTCTAACATTAACGCGGCGGTTAAACCCTGTTCGAGTATAGGTTCGGTTAAAAAGTTGCGGCGTAAAAAGCCCGTAAATTCGAGCGGTATAGGTCGGCGCTGTTTCCTAACGGTGTAGCCCGGCGAGTAGGGTGTTTCGTAATTACCGCCACGCCTCGCGGGTAATGGTATTTTTTGCCCAGCCGTGTTAAGGTTACCGCCCGAGGTTTCAAATATTCGATTATACATGATTCGGCGTAATTCGATAGCGGCTAAATACAAAGGTTCGAAGTTATCGAGCCATTGATTGTATAGCGCGTCAGTTCGTTTTTTAGCCTCCTCGGGTGTCATGGCAGCGCCGTAACGTATTTAATGTTTTTACGGCAATCGAAGCAATGGTTATCGTCGGGTAATCGCATATTTTGAAGCATTGCCGTTAACTCATTATTGTATTGCTCGGCTGCAATATCTCGAGCCGCTACGATACCCTCAAACGCCGCCGCCGTTGCAAATGGTTTGTTACCCTTGTTTACGAATACCGTAGTGTTCGCCCGTTGGTTAGGGCTAACCGTTAACGCGTAGTTGTATATTTCCACAGCCGTAGCGTAGGCTAACGCTAAACTCATTTGATTACCGATTGAACACAGCCAGCCGCGACGGTCGCAGCTTACCGAGTAATTCAAACTCATACCCGTCGTGTACTTATTATTTGTGCTACTTAACACGCTTACGCCGTCGGTCGTTAGGTTAATGCCTATCGCATCCACGAACGGGCAAATATGCGCCTCGCGTACCGAACCGCCGCAATCGTAGCAACTACCTTTTTTCGGTATGAATTTAACCGTGTTCATGGTTGATTCGTAAACAAAAGCCAAATCTAATTTGCGGCGCTTTGCTGCGAACTCCTTACCGATATAGTATTCGATGCCGCCCGCCATGTACGTTATTGTATCGATTAGCTGAAGCGTAGTCATATCGAAAACCAATATCGGTACGTTCGTATTACTCGAATCAATTGCGAGCGTTAAATCGCTTATAAATAGGTTTAGATAGCTTAAGGTGTTCGGGCTTATCTTAACACGTATGCCGCCATAATTACCAGCGCCTAACGCCGTTTGAATGTTGCTGTAATCGGTTACAACTTGCCCCACCCGTTTCGATTCGATAATCGTGTCGGCTTTCATCATGGGGCTAAGGCGCGTAAGAACGTCGCTGCTTAATTTTTTCCATGCGAAAGCGCGTTTATCTTCAAACAATTCTACACCATTATTATATTGGTCGGTTATTAATTGCCCTAAAAAGGTGTTATTTATACCGAGTTCATCTATATATAAGCCCGTCGAAGGTTCTGCGAGGTTGCAATCGCGTAAGCCTAAAAGTGATTCGTAGCACATAAGCACAAAGATAAAAAAAAGAGGGGTTGTTACACCCCTCTATTCGGTTACTAAATTATCTAACCCATTTTGCGTCAATAAGTCTTCATCGGCTTGCGATAATAAACTTATCGACGCTGCTACGGGTTTACGATTTCAATGCAGTTAACATAGTTAACGCCCGCGTACTTATCGCCCGCCTCGTAAATATCGGTCGGCAATGTTACGAGTTTACCTGTGTGCGTCAAAACGATAGATAAGTTACCGCAATCGTCCTTCATGGTTAAGTCAACAGGCAAGCCCGCAGGGGTGAAAGCAATAGTCTTAGAATAATTGCTACCCGCCACAGGTGTAATACCCGCGTTCCACTCAGCCATATTGAACGATAACCATTGCATCGCGCCAGCGGTCGTAGCTAAGTTCTTTAGCTGTGAACCTTGAGCCGCTGCTAAACGTGCATCGTAAGCGAAGCCGAAACCGTTTTGTTGGCTAATAGCCAAAAGGTCGATACCGAATTGCGTGCAGCAACCAGCCTGCACGGCGTTAGCGTAACGCTGCATTTCAGCACCGCCAAATACCACAGGCGCGCCCGGATAATTAGCCATGCGTGTAGCTTGCAAGATGTCAGCTAAAGCAAATTCGTTCAATGCTTGACCGCCCGTTTGACGGGTTGCAATGCGTAAACAGTCGCCCGATACGGTGTAGTATCCTGAAACTTCAGTACCCCATGCACCGATTGACGAAACGGCTTGCGTTGCGGCGGCGCTTGCTACCTTTCTATCCATTACATCCATTAAGCGCATGATTGATTCCAATACGTAACGGCTGTTTTCTTGGCAATGACGGGCGATAGCATCAGCCTCAATCAATTGTTCAGCGATATACGTGTCGGTTGTTTCAAGCGTGTACGTGGTTGTTGAATCGCCGTAGGTGTTAGTTGCGGTACAAGTAAGGATATTACCGCCCTCTTCTACTTCCGTTTCGGGTAGGCGCTGAATCCAACGAGCCTCAACCGTCTTTAGCTTACCGCGACCGGGCGATACTTCTTGACGAATTAATTTTACGTTTTCAGGTGAATTAAGAAACTCGAGAAAAGGTAGCTGTTCGCGCTGACCTACTTCGATAAAAAGCTCCGAAAGGCTCATTTGCACGTTCGGGCATTCGGATAAAATGCGAGAAATTGACATTTTGTTTTTAGGTTTTAAAATTGGTCTTTGCACTTAATAGGCGGCAAAGATTCAAGCCTAAAAATAATTTGTCATTTGAGCGCTGTAAATTTACGAAATGTTTTTGTAATTAAAAAAGTCGTTTTATATTTGCTCTCGAAACATTCTTGCGCCGTGTTTCGTTTCGGTAAAAAATTAGAACCTAACCGTTCAAATTAATCCTCGAACTATGCGCAAGTAGTTTCGGGGTTTTTTTATTCCCTAAAAATAAAATTTAGTTCGGTCGGGATAAACTACGGCTGCGAACTTGTAAAAAGTGTTACAGTGGGCATTAGTACCAGCACAGCGGTGATGCAAAGGAGTGAGCCGCACTACTAATCGGGCTACCGAATGGCTCGTAAAATAGACTCCAACCTAATAAGGCGCGGCGACCTGTTAGGCACAGCGTTCGAAGGATGGCTCCGAAAAGCTATACGAACGAAATTGTGAAAGCGTAAAGCGATTTAAAACCGCTTTGGGCTAATCATGCTTTCACAGTTTCTCAGGATTCACCAAAAAGCTATACATAAACTACTATAAGTTTATAGTAATATTATAATACTGATGGCTCAAAAAAAAAGAAAACAAAAAAAAACAAAGTTGGCAGTTTACAATAATGTAAAGGGCTATACTGAGCCAACAAGCTATCGAACAAAAAAACAATACTTTGTTTACGTTTTAGAATGCGAAAACAATTCTATTTATGTTGGTGTAGCTATTGATATAAATAAGCGTTTTAAACAACATATAGGCGGCTATGCTGCTAAATTTACAGAGGAAAATAAACCGATTAAAATAATTGAAACCATGCCAACGCATACAATAGAGTTGGGGTTGGCTTGCGTATTTGAAAATTATAAGGTTTGTGAGTATAAACGTTTACACCCAAATAAAAAGATAGGCGGAGGCGCTCGTAAAATGAGCCGCGATAAATACAGATAAAAAAAGAGGGTAGAAGCGACGCTACCCTCTCTCTAAGTTGCCTAAACTTATTTTCTATGAACTCAGCTAAGATACTACGGTAATTCGATTTTACCAAAAAAAGGTTTGTCGCTTACCGAACGTCGCCCCTCGCAGCTCCATAATTGACGCGCCCACCAATTAGCCGAACCTTTCGGCGAAGGGATGCCATTACTACGAGCACAGTAAGAATTACCCGCATCCGTGCCGGGGTTAATCCGATACCCCGAAGCGCCAAAATGAATTTCGTTACCTTCATTGTCTACGGCTTTGTATTTTTTGCCTTCACGCTCCGAACTGGTAACGTTGTAACCTTCATACTGTGGCATAGTTGCTTTGTGTTAGTTTGTTTTCTAAGTAAGCTAAAACAATCTCGATGGCTTTAGTTAATTGCGACGCTTCGAGCATTTCATTATTTAAGCCTTGCCGCCACTCTGCATGATGCTTTAAAATCTTATATGCTTGCTTGATTGTCATTTCACAAAGAAACGAGGGTTAACACCTTTAACGCGTTTGTCGGCTTGCGTTTCGATTGCAGGGATTAACGGTTGCCCTGCGCGGCTCATTGGCTTGCCCGCGTGCGGGTTCTTTTGAATGATACCCGCCGCCGTTGCTTCGGCTATCAATACATCATTAACACCTAAAAACGCGCCCGCTTTGTCTTTTGATTTTAAGCGTTCGCCCGTCTTACGGTCTTTAACTATTGCGCTGCCATCGTCCTCTAAATCGATAACAAACTTTTCGTTAATCGCAGATTTAAAGCCTTTAATCGTGTACTCGTTTACGGTTGGGTCTAACTTCAATGCGCCCAGTTCGCGCTCGAATACGCTGCTAACCTTAATAGCTTTTTGTTCTTCGGCGGCTTGCGTTTTATAGCTTTCAAATTGGGTTAATGCTTCCTGACGGGCTTGCTCAACTTCGGTATATTTGCGCTCAAGTTGTTTGTGTTTCTTTTCCCATTCGGCTACCAATTCAGCCGCCCCGTTACCCGTTGCTTTTTTCTCCCATTCGTCGCGTTGCTTTTCGTATTCTGTTTTAGCGCGTTCGGCTGCGTTGCGAATTACGTCTAAGCTCTTTTGTTCTTTAAAATCGTCTTCGGTTAGTGTAACACCAAACGGTTCGAAGGCGCGCTTTACAACGTTTGCTATCGAGCCGTTAAGTTTACCGAGCGTCGCGGCGTGTTCTTTTTGGTCTATCCAGTTCGTTTGGAATTTTTCCTTCGCTGTTTCGAGGTTTTCGGCTTCGTCGAGGTTTAGGAATTTCACTAACTCCAGTGCCTCCTCGGGTTTCATTGCCATAAATTATAGGGGTTTCAATTTGTTTTAGTTTCAATTCACGCGCGCCCCTGTTTAATAGGTTCGAGGCCACAACGTCGGACGCGTGTATTATTTTGCCATCTGATAGCAGTAAATATTTCATGCAGCACAAAGATAGTTAATTGAAATTGCAAAACAAAAAAGGGTTAATCAATATACCCCTCTGCCCTTGCGCGCGCCTTAACGGTTTCGGGTACTTTTGACGCTGGCACGGGTACTAAATCGTGTCGGCAATTCCAACCGCCCACGAATGTAAAAATTGTTTTACTATCCGTTCCATCGATTCGCCCCGCCCACGTTCCGTTCTTAATGTCGTTTATATCGGCGCTGTTTTGCCCACGCCCCCACTCTTCTATTTCTTTGCGGTGGAATATTTCACCTTGCCTATGTTCGCAAAATGGACGGGTCGTAGGTATTTCGCCCCCTAAATATTGAAACCATTGTATACCGATTTCCTCATTAACCGCCGCCGAAAAGCTACGGTCTGCGACGGCTTGCGCTGTGGTGGCGGTTGTTTTAATATGACCGAGTAAATTACCATCGAGTTTACTATCGCCTATTATAGTTGCGCTTAACGCCTTTACGGCTTCGCGTAGTGGGGCGCGTGCTGCGATGTTAGCCGTTAGCTGTTCTAAAAAAGGCTGTGTTACGCGCTCCCTTAATCCACTACCGAAAAAACTATTAATCGCGTTCTGTTTACTTATTTGAACTAAACGCCGCTGTGCTTCGGTAGGCTCAAAACCCGCCTCGAACTTTTGCGCTATCTCAGTCGATAGGTTTACACCCGCTTCGATTTGTGAAAGGAATTTACTAACCGCCTCTTTATATTCGCCGCCCGCTAAAACCTTATTTAGTTCGTCGGCTATTAATCCGATTCGGTTAATGTTCGCATCGCTCTGAATTATATTACCCGTACTATCTACGTCCATATCGCGTAACAACGGCTCGACGGTACGCCACGCATCGAGCTGCGCACGTTCGGCGCTCGTAGCCATATCCTTCGGTATCTGTTCAAATAACCGAATTTTCTTTTTAATCAGTTCGTCAAGCGATGCCATTTAATAAGTCGCGTTGCGCTTGTTGGATAGGGTCTAATTGTACGCGCACCTTTTCGGCTGCAATGTTACGCAAGGCTACGACCTGTTCCTGTAATGGTAGGTCGGTAAACTTTGGCGCGTCTTCGGTTGGTATGTAGTTACGAATTAACTCCATTACTAATTGCGGGGCGCTAAAGTGTAGAACGTCCTGCCATTTTTCAACCGTTCCGTTCGCTACCCTTGCGGCTATATCGGCGCTGCTCATTAATAGCAGTTCGTCCGAATGAATAATTAAATCGTAAATAGCGCTCGTTTCTTCGTCGGTATAGTGAATAGCTTTAATGTAATTGTAAACGTTGCTAAACGTAACCGAAGGCGGTACGCCCGCCGTTATGCCTTCGCCAATTACAGCTAAATAGTCGCTCGGTGTACTTATATCGAAGGTCGTAGGATAAACCAACGTAACGCCCCCGAATAACTCGCCGTATCGCATTTTCCCCGTGGTAACGAGTATAAACTCATATAGGCTAAATAACTGGTCTGAAATAGGCTTTAAAAACGCGTATAGGCTACGCATCTTATTTAGGCTACCCGTAGCCGTTACACCTTCGCCAACGCCTACCGAACTATCGCTACTCGGTAGGTGCAAAATTGAACGGGCTTTTCTCATTTGTGCATCTATTTCCACGCGCAAAAAGTTAAGCGTATCCATAGGCGGTGAAACGAATTTTAAGTATTCGCCGCTAATACCGCTGTCGCCATCACTAACCGAGGTCTTTGGCTTAATCAATAGCATACCCGTAGGGCTAAAACGCGATTTCAAACCGCCACCGCTACATGAAGGGCAAGTACGATAGCCTCCGTTTATAGGGTCGAAGATTTGACCGTCTACGCATTTATTACCCTCGCGGTCGTGAAAGTCGCAAACCTCACCTAACGCAACCATAAACGGGAACGCGCTCGTTGCTTTGCTTATTTGCAAATAGCTTTCATCGAGTACCACTTGGTCTAAGAAAGGAACGGCAGTAATAAACGGCGACTGAAAACAGATTTCGCCATTAATCAGTTGCGGCATACCTTGTAACTTATGGCAGGGAACGTACCCGAGGTTGTGAGCAAAGTAAAGCACGGGTTCGCTAAATTCCATTTCGGATTTTTTACCAGTTTGGTAAATCTTCCAAATATTCATATTATCGTATAGCTCTAACACGATACCGCTTTTTTCCATTTTAGAGCCGTTCTTTACGCTGCTATAATCGTCGGTAATAACAAGGTAGTATTCTCCGAACTTTTGCCCTACAATCGACTTACACGAATAATAATGCGGCATCGGTTTTAATAGGTCGTTACTAATAACCTCGCTATCGTCGTCGTCGCTTAAAACCGTTTCCACGTCCTCGGGTTCAATTGCAATAATACCGTTCGGGTCTACCAGCTTTAAAGTGGGTAGCATCGTTTTAACGAACGCCTCAACGCTTCCAAACTTTTCTATTTCCTCGTTAACGAACCTTTGAAAAGTATCGTCGCCAAATCTTTCGTCGGCTTCAGGGAAATATTTAATACTCCAATTTTGGTCTGCGAACGCACGGCTTACCGTAGATTTAAAATCTTCGAATACGCTTAACGTCGTAGGCTTATAATTCGCCTTTATGTATTGCGCTTGTACGTCGGTTTGGTTCGGGGCGCGCACGCTTAACAAATGCTCGGGGTAAACGTCGGGGCGCGTATGCGGTAAAATAGAATCGTACATCTTCGCCGCGTAGTTATACCCATCCCAATACTCGGGGTACTGACTTACGCCCGTGCGCTGTTTAGTGATAGGGTTAAGCGGTGTACTTCTATTCGCCTCTGCCCAGCCTTTAAACTTAATAGCAAATCGGTTAACGACCTTATTTATTTCCTCGGTAGATAGTGCCATTATGCGACGTCTTTGGATGTAGGGTTAACGATTACGTGCGACCCGCACGACTTAGAACGGCAGTATGTAGGTTTCATAATTTCTGCAATATTGATAAGCCACGCCCTTCGGAGGTGTTGAGCGTAACAACGTTATACTTATAATGATTAACGTAGCGCATTAATTCGCTTACGTCGGGTATGTGTAGCGTATCATGGTAAGCAATAATACCGCCCTTTGCGATTACGCGCTCAATCTCTTTAAACTCGGGTAAAATATTAGCCCAACTATGGTCGCCGTCAACAAAGATAAAATCGAAATGCTCACGCGGCATACCTTTAATAACCTTAATTGATTCGCCCAAAATGAAATCAACAGCAACGCCCGAACGTTCTAACTTATGTTTGCGATGGTCGTTAATATCGATGCCAGCATAGTAACCGCCTTGCGGTAAAGCATCAATCATTTTAACCGAGGTTTCACCCTCGAATACACCAATCTCTAAAACAGTTTTAGCGCCGTGCATCTTAATTAACGAACCAATAAACTCGCATACATCGGGTTCACTGTTCCAACCGTGGCGAGGCATTTCGCTAAACGTTTCGGTTGTTACCAATTGCTTTTCGGGTAGCGGCTCAAGTGCGTAAACGTATTCGGTTTTAACCGCCTTTTCTTTTTTAGCTTTTACAGGTGTTTCGGCTTTTGGCTCAACTACCTTTTTACTTTTTGTTCCCGGCATATTTGTTCGAGGTTATTCGGTTTATAAAATGTATGTGCTGTTTGCCTGCATCGGCAAACCATTTTTTTAAAAGTCTATCGAGCCACTCAACATAAAACAACGGGGTAAAACCTTGCCCGCCGTAATATGATTGTAAATAGAATCGCTCGGTTATTTGTTCAAAGGTTAAGCGACGTTGCATCGCGAAATGAATATAGCCGTTTTCGCTTCCGTCGGTTTGCCCTACTGAAATAATCGCAGGGTCTAAGCCTAATTTGGCTAACGCTACATTCATGTATAGTTCGTCGGGTTGCCCACCGCCCCACTTCATTCGTAGCTTTTGAACTGGCAAAGGCTCATGCTCATAAAAGTATTTAGCCGAAGCATATAAACGCTCGCATATTTCACCTTTACGAATGTATTGAATTGAGCTATTAATCGCGGGTAAAACCGCCGTATCACTTAATTCGAAATGCTGCCATATATCGTCTGCCCACGCCCACTGCATAGAAGGTATTGCACGCCCTTGCTGTATAGTATGGTAACCCACTGTATGGCTTATGTAATCTTTACCCGCGTCGATTAATTCGTTAATCATAGGCTCTAAATCCTTGAGCGCTACGGCATCGACATCGAGGTAAATGTTATGGTCAAAAGGTAAGTAATCGTATAAATTAACCTTTAACTTACCGGGGTCTAATTTTCCGCCCGTCGATAGGTGTTCGGGTTTAATCTCATTAATTGAATCGACGAAATCCGCAAGCCCGTGAGCATAGCCGTGTACCTTACTCATGTCGTCAACAAATAAGGCTATTTTAAGCCCGCTGTTTAATCGTTTAATACTAAACGCTAAATTATAAGCCGCGCCGTAATAGTGCGGTTTACCGAACGCAAAAAGCACCACCCCGAAATTTAACGGGGCGTGCTTCTGTTCGTTAGTCAAATTAGCTGAAGATTCCCGCTGGTGCATCGTACTGAGTTGGGATATCTTTATCACGCCATGAAAAGGTTACCTCGTAACGCTGTAATTCATTATTCTGCTCAGGCAAAATAAAGTTAGCGCTCGTTGTAATACCTACGGGCGGGTCGATAAAAATAATCTTACCGCTGTCGCACATATACGCCATAATCCAACCAACGCGACGGTTATTAACGTCGTTCCAAAATAGGTTATTTTCGTCGGTTACATTTGCATCGTATAACGTGGCGGTGCGGTCTTCATTAATGCGGATAGGTGTACCACACCCAATCGGGCTATCTACCGTTACGGGCGAACCTGCTGGTAATGCAAAACGAATATCCTCGATAATACGGGCTTCACCGCTCGCTAATAGCGCAGCAATTTCTACCGCGTCCGACGGGTCGGCTACGGTTACATTACAAGCGCCTACGATAATCGCAGAAACACCGCCGAGCTTATACTCGTTGCAGTCCACCAAATTATGTTCGAGTAACGACGAATCGCAATAGGAAACGCATCCCATAATTTAAAAGGTGTTTATTGTTTTACCTTCGGTTCGATAGGTCGAAAGGTTGACACCTAAAAAAGGATTGCTCAAATGTTCCCCAAATTTACAAAATTATTCTTGATATAGGTTAATCAATTCTTGAGTTGTTATTCGTTCGTTATCCTGCGTTAATATAAACGGCTCATCGACGTTATCCAATATCGAAGGTAGGCAATCTGCATCAACGCCAACACAAACCGTCTTACGCACCTTATCGCGCTTATTATATAAGTC